CCCCATTTTGTAGTACCCATTTCTACTATTGATAGTCTGAAATAAATATCATCTCCTTTCCCTGGTAAACCGCGCTGTTTCATTATCTGCGCTTTTCGCACTAGTCCTTTCTCTGATACTTCAATCTCAGTATCAACGTGCGCTCTCATGCCAGACCAACCTCTTGCACCAGCCGCTTGATTCTTACCAGCATGATGAATAATAGATAAATGCGCTTTAGTTGCGTTCTTTAATATATCAAACCGAGCCATTATTTGGCCCATATCTTCGCCAGAGTTTTCATTAGCACCAGCGGAAATTCTAGCTAGTGTATCAGATACTATTAGTTCGCATTTTCTACCAGTTATTTCTTCTGCCTGTTCTACTAGTCTAATAATATGGTTGATATCTGTTTCTGAATGATGAAAATTAACTGATGCTTGTACAATGATCAATCCATCGCCAATTGAGCATCTGTGAAACTTCTCATAAGCCTGGACTCGAAGTCTAATTGATGCTGGTGATTCGGCAGCAAGATACACAACAAGACCCTGCTCTACTCTTCGACCTAGCCATTCTTTGCCAAGCGCAATTGAACACGCCATGTCTACCGCCAAGAATGTTTTACCAGAATTGCTATCGCCATATATGATGCTGATTTCATTGCGGATTAGAAGCTCTTCAACAAGCTCATCAGGGATTTCATAAGTGCTAGGAATTTCTCTAGCAAAGACCGCCTTTAGCTTTTTAAATATGTCTGACTCAGGATCATACAATGGCTCTGCGTCATTGCTCATAGGATTGATCCATCCCTGCAACTGAGCCGTCTTAAAAACAGTCTTATAGCTTATCTCTTTTGGCTCAAAGCTACGCCATTGTTCTTCGTCCTCATCCCGCCATTTGTTTGATCTTGCAGACCATTCAACCCAGAGATCGCGCCCTACATCGCCAAGGCACTTTAGTGCTAGACCCATACGCACCCAATGATCACGATCATCTGATGACATATGCGCCAACGCTGACCGCAGCTCTGATATGACTCTGCTGGAAACGTGCATCGTGCCGCCATCATAATCAGACTGCTTATTGTTTATCTCATGCTCATCGACGTTAAATGCTGCAAAGATCTGTTCCTTGGTGTACGGAACACCGCCGGATTCATGCACGATCTGAACATTATAAGGATCGCCATACTTGTGACTATCAAACCCTGGTAAACGCAGAACTCTTGCAGGATCTTGAGCGTTTTTATCAGATCCGTATTTATGGACCATGACGCGCATGACGGCTCTGAAATCCGCAACAGTCAGCCCATCAACCAACAGATAATGATGATACTTTCCAGGACTGCTGTTAACGCTAATATGCGGCTCTAATGGTAAAGGCTTGCCATCACCATCGTCCTCTTGAAAGATTGCGCGAATCCGGCTCACTGATTCATTGTCACGGCCATTGCCATCCATTTCCTGAACCGCAACATAGACACCAGCACCAGCTTTGCTATATTCAGTTAGTGTATCGTGTAGCGTTACAGCATCGCCATGTAGCCACCGCGCTAGTTGCGGACTTTTCCTATGTTTGTCATCATCAAATGTTTGAAAAGTGAATTTATCAGCGCACTCATCTAGCAGATTTAGGAACTTCTCGGCTTCTGCTAGATTAGCCATTCGCTTTTCCTTCAAGATACTCACTAAGAGCTTTTACAGTGTTGTAAGATGGATTGTTTTGCTTTCCAGATCTCACTTCCTGAACTGTCGCATAGTGCAAACCAGTGGCATCAGCCACCATGTCAATACGCCTATCAATCAATAGATGTCGAATTTGTTCTAAATCAAGCATTTTGACTCCCGTTTAAATAAATTTAACTTGGTGCTTGACAGCATAGACCGAAGTCGCTAATCTTGTCAACGAGCCAGCAAGAAAGGCTCTACAACAATGGAGTATGAAATGGCAATACAGTTGATGACAACCAAGGGTTACGCTAGCGATAGCGTCAAGATCCTAGTACACGGCCAGTCAGGCGTTGGTAAGACCACTCTTATCGGCACACTTCCTAACCCAGTCGTGATCTCAGCAGAGGGAGGCTTGCTTGCGCTTGCTGACCTAGAAATCCCGTACTTGAATGTAACGTCCATGACTGAGTTAAATGAAGCATATGAGTGGCTTCTAAACTCAAAAGAAGCTGATCAATTTCAATCAGTCGCAATCGACAGCATCTCTGAGATTGCGGAAGTTGTCCTGAACACTGAGAAGAAGCTAACCAAAGACCCTAGACAAGCCTATGGCGCACTGCAAGAGCAGATGACAGACCTGATCCGCGCTTTTCGGGATCTACCAAAAAAGCATGTGTATATGAGTGCCAAGACGGAGAAAGCAACAGATGAAAACGGAAGAATCCTCTACAGCCCCAGCATGCCAGGAAACAAACTCGGTCAGATGCTACCTTATTTCTTCGATGAAGTTCTGGCTCTGCGTGTTGAGCGCGATGCTGATGGTGCTACTCATCGTGGCCTTATGTGTGACAGCGATGGACTCTGGACCGCCAAAGACAGGTCAGGAAAGTTATCCCCCTGGGAAGATGCAGAACTTGGCCTAATCATCCGCAAAATCACCGGTGAATCATGAGCATGCTAGACAGAGTAGAAAATCAAGATCAGCTTGATGAAATCATTGAAAAACTTGAAGATCTTCTAGATGGCGTTGACATGGTAGTAGCCATATCAGCATTAGCTAATATGCTAGTTGAATGCTTTGGTGAAATCGGATCAACGATTAGTTCAGATCAGGCTTTGAACACTTTCGCCAGCGTCACTGAGCAGATGCAGATTGAGATAGAAGAACTGCTAGACATTAACATTTCAGAACAATCACATTAAATAGGAGTAAACATGAAAATTATCATTACAGATAAAGCCGACAAGCAACATGACCTGGACGACATAATCTTGGAGTTTGCTGGACTACATGCTAGTGCTGGCCTGACCTTCCAATCAATCTTAAAAAGACTTGAGGATCTTGAACAGGAAGTTGGAATTGAACCAGATGATGATATTGAAGCAGCAAATGACGCTGATCTTGAACCAATTGACTCCAACAAGGAATAATCATGGCTAATTTAAATGAAGTTTTCACTCTTGATTCTTTGCCTACTAACAGCACTGGAAGTTTTGACCCAATTCCCGTGGGTTGGTACACCGCGAGTGTTGTGGACGCGCTTTTAAAAGACTCCAAGTCTGGCGGTCAATACATTAACGTGCGCTATGACATCCTGGGGCCAACTAATGCTGGTCGAGTCATTTACGGCATGATCACGATTCGCAACGCTTCTAGCAAAGCCGAGGAAATCGGGCGCATGCAACTAGCTGATCTAATGCGAGCAATCGGTCTAGCCAAGATTGGCGACACTGATGAACTAATCGGAGGCAAGTGCCAGATCAAAGTAGAGATCCAGGAATCTGAGGGCTATGGCGCACAGAATCGCGTAGTTGGATTCAAGGCTATGGCTACTGGCTCTGCTGCAAAGGCCTCAGACACTACAGCCGCACCGCCCTGGAAGAAGAAATAATTCAGCCATTGGCACAAGGAAGTGCCGACCTAAATTGGAGTATGGCCTTGGAAATCAAAGACACAACAAACACAATTGCCTCGCTAATCGACCATTACCATGAGAACAATCAGGAATTACCTCGCCCTCATCTCGGAATTTCTCTTTTGGGTCATTCTTGTGATCGTCACCTATGGCTCAATTTCAGATGGGCAGTCGTACAAAAACATTCTGGACGTTTGCTACGATTATTTCGTCGCGGCCAGCTAGAAGAAGAACAGGTCATTAAAGATCTGAAGTCTATCGGGATTGAGATCAATTCTCGGCAAACTTCAGTAGACTTTGGCTCACATATCTCAGGCTCTGCGGATGGATTGCTTACTGCTGGTGTCCCAGGTCATGAGGCCGAGAATCTAGTGCTGGAGATCAAAACGCATAGCAAGAAGTCCTTTACGGCACTAGTCAAACATGGCCTAGAGAAAGAAAAGCCAGTGCATTACATCCAGATGCAGGGGTACATGCTAGGTCTGAAGATTAAGAAAGCCCTGTACTTTGCTATCTGCAAAGACAATGACGAGATCCATACAGAAATAGTTGACTTCAACTACACTGCCGCCACAAAAGCTATCGAGCGCGGCAAAAAGATTGCATTGTCAGAATACATGCCAGAGCCGATTAGTGCTGATCCGGCCTGGTATGAATGCAAGATGTGTCCAGCGCATACGTTCTGTCACAAGACGCACATGACTGAGGAAGTGAACTGCCGCACTTGCGCTCATTCAACGCCTACAGCGGATTCAGAATGGCTTTGTGCTAGGAATGAGAACGAGCCTATCCCAGTGTCTTGGCAACATCAAGGCTGTGACCAGCATGTCCTACATCCTGATCTAGTTCCCTGGACAAGAGCAGAGTCCAGCAATCCCAATGAAGCGGTCTACATCATTGATAGCCAGCATGTCCGCAATGGTGAGCCTGACGAGCGTGTGTATAGCTCTAAGGAAATCATAGCTAACCCTTCAGCCTGTGCGTCTGATGACCCTACGGTCAATGCGCTTAGAGAGGAGTTCGACGCCAAGATAGTTTTTTAACTTTTTTTCATCTGACTAGTTGACAGGTATGATAATAAGACTATGATAGCAGTCAGTCCAGAGCAATTCCGCATTGGCACTAACCGGAGAGAGAGATGAACAAATTCACTATCAAAAAAGACGCAACTTTTGGAGATGAAATTTACCGAGGCCCAATGGGAGCAGCAAAAATCGTCAAAGGTAGTAAATTCAATTCCTACAAATGGCGTATTTACTTTTTTGAGGTTGGTGCGCTGAAAGCGGATGAACACGCCGATCTTAAAACTCGAAAAGCCGGTAGAGAATTTGCGACTCAATATGTTGTTTACGGATACATCTAACAATCAATCGCAAAGGACGGCAAACTTAACTGGAGAGATAAAATGTTATTCGTAATCATCATTGTAGTCGGATTCATCCTGCCAACGCTTGTAGCTACTGGCGCATATCATCTGTTTGACAATCTGCGCTATTCCTACAAAGTAGAAAAAAAAGAACGTCAGCGCCGGAATCAGGACGCAAGCTATTCGAGACTCCTATGAACAACTTCTACAGAAGATTAAAATTAAAGCTGATCATGCTTCAGATAAAACGTCATCATCAGCAGATCAATTTACTTAGCCTCCATCTTGGCGAACTTGTACGCAAGAAAAGCCAGATTGAGATCAAACTAAACAGATAAATTTAACCGTAAGCTAGTAGAGCGTCAATATCGCTAGAGTCAGGACAGTGCGCTGCCTCTCTCCTTGAACCTTTTGAGCAGAATGTGAGAGCCTGACATTATTTTTGTATAAAATTATGTACACAT